TTCTTTTGGCAACTTATCCGGGAATGAAATAATATTCTGCTTAATAGTATTCGGCATTTTTAAATATGCAAATTTTACTTTTGAGCCATTCTGGATAAGTTCGTACCGGTCATTAAGTCTGCTTTCCTTAACATAGTGATTATATAGTAGACTTCCACGTACATGGATGGGGGTACCTTTCTTGAAGATAGTTTTTCTGTCGGACCAGTCGGTAATATTACTCACCCCACGAGGGAATGCAACTTGTTCTGGCGGCAGTTGTTTAAAATCAGTTTTAAATTTACCAATAAAGTCACGTGTTGCCAATTCGTCACCACTGATAATAATTTTAAATACTTCCTTGAACTTGGCTCGGACCACTTCTGGCGTGGAGGACTTGATAGCCTCAATGCCCATGATCTTGAGTTTAGGTTCAGCATACTGCACACCCTCACTGTTATGCACATTAAGTATATAGCGTTTCTTGGCAGTCCAGATTCCACGGTCAGCAATCACTTCGCGTTTCATTACCATCCGGTTCTTGTGACCATTCATGTTCTCGAAGAGCTTTTGATAGGCATCTGCAAGGACAGGTTCAAAATGTTCACGGCAAACCTTATCAAGGAATGCTACTTTTTTATCCACACCATCATTCGGTTTCCAAACCATAGTGTCAATCAATGGGCCAAAGTCAACGTATAATGAATCAGTATCAATTGCAATGACATAGTCTTTGTCTTTAGTCTTGAGTACCTTATTCATTGAGGTATTCATTGCTTTTTCGGCCCATTGAATAGCCAACTGACCTGTTAGGGTAACACCTTCAGCAAGTCGGATATCAAAGTATCGGAAATAAGCATTACCGAGAGCACCATAAAGTGAGTTGAGTAGAATTTTAAGAGCCATCTGAGTATTCTCGAGTCGGTTGATTTCCTTCTCAAGTTCATAGGTCTTATTTTTCTCATACGCTTGTTGTGCAGCAAGCATGGCCTTCTTTGTTGCCGACCGTTCATCATAGTAATCTACAATGATACCAGGCACAACACCATCAATATCCTTACGGTATGTGGAACCATTCGCTGCGGCGGCATATTCCTCAACATCCGCCTTGTTGCCATCCAAGTAATATTCAACACCAGACTTAACAAACTTATCAGTCACTGTCTCGGGTGACATATTGTTCTGTACAATGATGTTTGGATACAGTGAGTTCAAGTCAAAAGAGACAACCCAATCATGAAGTCCGACTTTGGGATCCTTGACGTATCCACCAGCAAAAGCAGTCTTATGATGGTTACCATCGCCGAGTGATGGCATAACATTTTGTGACTTGAGCTTACGGTAGATAATTGATTCCCAGATCGCGGTAACACCAAATGTATCCTGATAGTTCACACCACCCTTATACGCCATGGTCATGGCAAGAGTAATCAGACCCATCTTATCCTCAAGTCGATCTACAAGTTCCACGTCCTTCATGTTGTAGTCAATGTACTTTTGATAATCATCTTTGTAGAGATTTTTCAGTGAACCTGATTCATCAAACGAAAGTTTAGTATCACCAAGCACAACATATGCGATGTGATTCAACTTGTAGGATTCTTGGTTACCATATGAATAACCAAACTTCTGGAAGAGCTCTAAGTAATCCAGAGTCTGAATACCCTCGATGTTATAGGTATCATCAACCTTATTCATTCGAGTCACTTGGCGATAGTTTAACATACCCCATGGAGAGAATTTCTTGGCCCAATCCTCACCAAGAATCTTAGTCACTCGGTTGACCAGATATGGCATATCAAAGAATCGGACGTTCCAACCAGTAATCACATCTGGTGAGAACTGTGGCGCTTGCCAATGATTTAAGAATGACTTAAATAGTTCTGCCTCAGATGTGCACTTGGTATATCGTACTGGTGTAATAAGAGCTTTGGATGTATCGTAATCACCATAACCCCAAACGTAATACACACCATCAATATTATTTTTAATAGTAATGGCCAACACTTCATTTTCTGCTTTACTAGGATGAGGAAACCCATCATCATAAGCAGTCTCAATGTCGATTGTTGTTACGTTAATGCGGTCACGATCAAACTTAATGTCACCAGGAAACTTCTCTGAGATGAACTGGTGAATTTGATTAGGGTTACCATAGATGTTAAAGCCGGAAACATCCTTGTACTTCTCCATCCATTCCTTGCCTTCACGCATACTCTCAAGTTTGACTGGACCGATCACTGTACCATCAAGGCCGCGCCAACCTACGTCTTTCTGTGAGGGCACATAGTACGTGGGTTGAAATGGTTCTTTACGCTGGTAGCGACGGCCTTGGTCATCATATCCACGGAATAGGATATTGTTACCATAACGAAAAACTGACGTGTAAAAAGACATCTTACTCCTTATTTTCTACCATTATAACACAAAATACAAGAGCTGTATATCACGAAATAATACTAGTAGGAGGCAAAATTACTTTTGAAAACATTTCTTGATATTGTTGGCGCAATGGATCAATAGGATTAATTGCAAACATGATATGAGCATCTTTAAAAAAGATACCTTCACTGGTTACACCATAACCCATAAATGGAGCAAGACCGAGTTGATTAGCTTGTGTGGGAATAAGGATTGCAATATCCTTTAAAAGGCAACCATCAGCTTGTGTGGTAACCTCTGCAATGAGTTCTTCGCCTGAGGTTAGACGAACGATTTGAATATTTGACATTTTCACTCCATAATTTAATTGTACATTATATCACAAAACCGATACAATGTAAATAGGGCCCGAAGGCCCTTTGTACTTAATCTTTTTTAGAGACGAAGGAATAAAATTCCGTAGCTTTCTTCATCAGTTCCTCAGTTGAATACGGTTTCAAAGCTGACTGCATTTCTTCAGTAGTCTTCTTACCTTGATCAAACATTTGTTGAGTGAACATATAGTTCATTTCCCAAGCACGGTCCATATAGTCTTTAGCCATAGAAAGCATCTCGGTGCGAATTTCAAAAGGGTTTTTATTGCTCATAATATTCTCCATTATTTAACTTTGGTAAAAGCAGTGGCTTTATCCCAAAACAATTTGTTAACTGTAACAGTATTATCAACAAGCATTTTTGCAAATGCGGTTTGTGTATCAATAAACTTGACTGCTACTTCTTGTAACTCAGGTTGGTCTTTGAAGATTTGATCTGCAACAATTTTCTTTGTTGCTTGAAATTGATCGATGTAAAAGTTGGGTGTGAACATATTAGTTCTCCTATGTGTGTTGTGTTAAAGGAAAGGCGGAGCTTTTGTTTTATATGAGATGCTCCTCAACTCATATTATATATATATCACCAACGAGGGTAAGAAATACCTTCTTTGGAAACTTCTTTCATACGTCTTTCCAAGTCTGCCAAGTCAACAGAGCGGGCCAAATAGGCTTCCACTTGTTTTTGGCGGGCTTGAATAAGGCCTTCAAGCAGGTTGTTGAGACCTCTCTGAAAGAAACTGAGGATTATTTTGATATGTGTCATGTGTGATTTTCTCCACGGATTGATTAATAGGTATCGTGCGTGGACGCTTTTCTTCTGGGACGATTCTCTCTAAATTAATTACAAGCAATCCATCCCGTAGATCAGCTCCTTTTACTTCTACATGTTCAGACAGTCTAAAGGAACGTTTGAATGAACGACCAGAAATTCCACGGTGTAAGTAATCAGCTGATTGCTCATCTGATTTTTTACCTATAACATACAAAATACCATCCTGTTGTTTTAGCTCAAGGTCTTGTTCCTTGAAACCAACAACGGCTAGTTCAATTGCATATTTATTTTCGGAAATTCGGACGATGTTATGTGGCGGATAATTATCTTGAGCTGAAGCCGTAGTGATACGCTCCAATTCGTCAAAGATGTTATCAAAGCCAATAAACGCAGAACGCGGTAACTTAAAATGTGTCATAGTTATGACCTCCTAATAAAAGCAAGGTTGTAGTTATGGACCCGATTATTCGGCATCCAATTCTATTTATATCCTGCTTACTTTATACAGGGACAACTATCGAGTGCCAGTCCAATTGTTCGGATACATTTTTACCGTTTGTATCACAACGGCCCTAAGGTGGGATTTATTATATAGGATTAATTTCAATTACTTTGGTGTTGGATAAACTTCCACATTTTTCCTTGCAAATCTGTGGTGCATTTTTTATATCACCATTTATTGCTTGTTCAAAAGCTAACCATTGATCAGATAGTAATATATCACTAATATTATTAACGTTGGTTAATTTTAACTCCTCATCAAATAAAGCATTAAATACCGGGTCTGACATAGATTTGAAATGATTATCACACCAACAACACGGCAATAGATAACCCTGAGAAGAATGACCAAATTCTTTATTGTTTTTTATACACTTAGGAATCAACATAATTATCGGCTGATGTAATTATTACTTGATGGTTTATATGTATCTTTTTTTAAAAATCTTGAAGATTTTACCAGATGAAATTCTATATTTTTTTCCGCAGCTAGGTTTCTAGCCTTTTCTATTTCATTTTCATTATAAGCAAATATAATATATTGCCACACACAGTATAACCCCTTTTCACGAGCTCGGCACATCATATCAAATATTTTTTTACCATCCTGTCTTTTTCTATATTGATGGCTAGAATTTGGTAAACCATCAATACCAAAACACCATTTCGTATTAGGATTTATGTCAAATGCTTTCTCAAACCATTCTATTGGTCTATGGGATGCCGCAACGTGTACTTCCAAGTAAACACCTCGTTCATATGCTATTTCTAATAATTTATGAAACTGGGTATGCATTGTAGGATCTGATGTTTGTCCGCAGAAGATAAGATATTTAAAGTGATTGATTATTTTATAATAACTATCTAAAGAAAGTTCTTCTCCTGGTATTTCTAAACCGGCAGAATTATATCTAGCTCTGATACATTTTGGACAGACCAGAGTACATTTATTACTAATATCAAGATTAATTGAATAGTCTCGTGTAAAAAAAGACGACTGTCGCATTAAAAAATATTAAACTTTATTTCCGATATTATACTTCGGACATAATTCCCATTCGTTCTTTTCTTTATAAGGAATAATTTTAATCTGACGTAGAGGTGCAACAGGTTGTGCTGCAGATTTTTGCTCAATAGTTAACAGGCCCCAGTCGCTCATCAAAGTAGCGATTGTATTCCTACGAGCAATATCATTCTCTTCCAGATTAGATTTCTTACCATCAAGTAGAAATAGTTCTTTAAAATGAACTATAAAATATCTACCCTGCTTGTGCAGTATATGACATGACTGATATAGCTTTTTATCTTTACGAGATGCTACACCAATACGAGTAAGGGTTTCCCGGATCTTTAAAAAATCGTCCGGTTCATTTAAGGCGACTTCCAACATGAAGTTGGGTGTCCATTCAATCAAATTACTTTCTTCCACCTTTGTTCACCTTTTTATGTAATTGTTCTAATTGTTCAGGTGATAGTAGGCCGAGTACTTGACGCGCCTTTAAATCGTTGTATCCATAATACTCTTTTATGACATCCACATCACCGTCGGCTTTTTTCTTTTCCCACTTGGAGAATCGTTTTCGCTTCCTGATAATATTTATAAGAAAGTCATGTTGTAACTTTTTGTCAATATGATGATTAAGATTCATCTCATTGGCAGCAAGGATGGTATCTGGAAAGTATGACAGTGATCTATTAACCATAAAACCATTATAGGCTTTTTCAGTCACATCATCGACCATTAAATTTTCTTTTGAAAAGTTAATGGCATTTACATATTCAAATGGATTCATGATTCCTTTTCCGCCACACGTTTACGTAGATCACTGGATGAGAACCTATGATCACGTTTATTAAAGTAGAGTTCAATGCCACGGTTACGGCATTCATCTTTACCGGTAAAATCCTTTTGGCGATATTCTTCACCAAGTATCCGGATATTAATTGGATACATGTTTATTATATCAAGTAAATCGGCTTCTGTACAGTAGATTAATACTTCATCTACATATTTTACTGCCGCCAATTGTGCTTGACGTTCAACAATGGATTGGACCGGAGCATTTTTTTCTGCCCGGTCCACGGTAGGATCTACTTGTAGTGCACAGATTAGATAATCACATTTTGATTTTGCTTCTCTAAGCATGGCAATATGACCAGCATGGAGTAAATCAAAGGTTGAGGCGGTGATTCCAATTTTCATAATATAGTTATTTTCAGTAAATTATTTTTTACCTTTAGCTCGACGCCGATCTTTATTACCTTCGGCCTTACGTCGTTCCGCAGCAATCTCCTTGGGTGATTTCTTGGCAGGTTCAGCTTTTACCTGAGGTGCAGCGACAGCAGCAACCTTTGGTGGATTACGGCGTTTACGATTAATAGGTTTTGGTTGTTCAACCTCATCAGGTCTTACAGTAGGGAACGGCCAGTTAGCTTCTGGATTTACTTTTGGTTCTTGTTCCGCAACAGGCTGAGGTGCTTCAACTACCTCGGTGGGTAATGGATGGACTTCAGGACCAGCAATTGTTGGTTTTGATCCAAACAAGGAACGTAACCACGCTTTAAAATTTTCAAACATCTTCTTCTCCTTCACTCAATTTTTCAAAAACTATTAAGTCACCAACATCATCATTGAATGACAAATTTTCATAGTTAACCTTTATATATCCTTTTCTACCCAAGGATGTACCTGCAATCATCATTTTAAAAGTCATCAGATGATCAATAACCTCATCCTCAGAAGTCACAATGGTTCCTTCGGCTTGTAATAGCATTAAGGTAATTACAATTAATTCTTGAAGCCTTGGATCATCATCACGTACTTCTGATAATTCACATAGATGATCTAGTTCAACTTGTGATAACTTAGTAAGATACGCACCCACTGTTAGGTACGGATTCTCAATAAAGTTGGCAGCAAGTAGTCGCGTTGATGTGGCGAATTGCTTTTTGGCAACCACATCAGGCAATTGAACATAAAATTCTTTAGCAGTTTTTTTATTTTCCATAATATATCTATATCTTACCAATGTCTAATAACGCCTGCAATAATAAATGCATTGGTTATTATATACCATAAAACGATGGCAGTTCGGATTAAAGCAACTTTATCTGCTTCAGTCGAATCAGCATGTGCTTTTTCTCCAAGTGCCTTCGTCCAATAATACCAGAGTTTAGATAAACTCGACATTTGCCATAATCTCTGTCATACATGCAACCACGTTCAATTCATGGTCAGCAACGAATGAGTTCTTGTATTGATAATCGGCAAGGATTAGAATCAATTGTGGTAAGGATTCTGCTTTAATTTTAGTTGTCGCACGGTCATAGATTGCACGGAAAATGGCAGAAGCATCAGTATCAATATTATTAGCAACCCACGAACGCATTTTCTTGAAGTCTTTTTCCTTCAAGAGTTTCATCAGTCCGTCATAGTTATCATTGGTCAGGTTTTTGGTAACACCCGAGTCAATGAAACCGGACAATGAATAGCGTTGGCACTCATTAATAACACGACGCCAATCAGGAGCAAACTTCATGATCAAGTCTGCAATTGCCATCTCTTCATAGCTCACACCTTCCTCTTCAAGGATGAACTTCATGCGTTTCATGAATTGTGCAGCAAGTTGAGCTAGGTCCTTCTTACTTGTATTAAATTCATATACGCCACACCGAGAATGGAGAGGTTCAATGATTCGGTTCTTGAAGTTACAAGTGAGAATGAATCGGCAGTTGTTACTAAATTCCTCAATGAACCCACGAAGTGCAGGTTGTGTTGACTGAGGATTCAAGTAGTCTGCCTCATCCAGGATAACGACCTTATAACCACCTTGCAAGGATACGGTAGAGGCAAATTGTTTAATTTTACCTCTTAGTGTTTCAATGTTACCTTCCTCGGAACCGTTGATAACAATATGGTCAAGGTCGAGAGAATTACAAAGAGCACGAGCAACGGTGGTTTTACCAAGGCCAGCAGTGCCGGTAAAAAGCATATTAGGCAAATCACCTTTATCAACAATTGCATTAAATGTATCCTTAAGTGATTGCGGAAGAATAGTATCATTGATTTTTTTAGGGCGATATTTTTCTACCCACAGAAATTCATTAGACATTTGACAAGTTACTCCATACTTTAATAAATTTATTCACACTAACGCTGTCAATTGTTTGATTCATTAACTATTCATTGCCTGTTCCTGTTGCACTTGTTCTACCAATTGAATTGCCTGGACACACTGATCACGTAACTGACCGATGGTTGATAGCTCTTCGCCTTTAAAGCCACCACGTGTGGTAATGGCATCAATAACGGCAATAGTGCTACGGCCGATACGGTTGGCAATTTCATTAAGTTGATCTTGGGGTGTTTTATCTGACATATTAAGCTCCAAATGTAGATGATTTCTCTAGTGCAATCCAATATTGCACATTAAGTTTTTTATGTTGAAAATGGGAAATGAGTTTGGAAGAGATTGAGACGTCATAATCGCCTGGGACAATCTTTAGGTTACCAATATTCATAATAAAGTTAAAAGTTGCATCTGCCGCAAACTCACCATCAACATCAATAGAATATGTATTCGATGTAGAGTTGGCACTATCAACAACGGCAAAGTTTAGCACACCATTCTTACCTGTGATGGACACATCTGAGTGACCCAAGGCAGAAGCAGCGCGTTTCAATTTAGTCAGTGTATCAGTGGTCAGTTCAAACTTAACCTCGGACTCTGGCATCTTGATATCCTTACTTGGTGTGGTAAGGGTTTCCTCAGGTGAGAAAAAGTATTTAACTTTGGATCGGCCAGCGGTATCACCAATGACTACATAACTTTCATTGAAATTGAGCTGTGGTTTATCAACCAAATCCAAGACACTGATGAATTCATTCAGATCATAGACGCCGAATGTTTGTGGAAAAGTTTCAGTGACATCTGCTGATGCCATGATGTTACGGGCCTCAGACATAGTCTTGACCGTATTGCCCTCGCGAACCATTAGATTCTGATTAATACCAGAGAAGTTCTTGAGAATTGTGAGAGTGTTGTCGCTTAGTTCCATAGTAGGTTCCTCATAAAAAAATGTGTATGATGTATTATATCACGGTTTTGACTTCTTGTAAACACTTTATTTTACCAAAGTTCTTATTTTTATTATTATGACATATCATAAAGACCAAATGCCCAATTTTTTTCAGCACACCACCAACAAGTGTAACAAGGTCGTTTTGGTGCAATACATGATTGTGTTAATGGGAATAAATCTTCCATAAGATCTTCCTCATAATAAATTTTGGCCAATTGAGATTTATCAATGTTTATGAATGGTTTATAAACATCCATTCTTGTGCTTTTTTGATAGATGAGATTATTTTGATCTGGTAACGTACGGGTATCACCTAGCTGTATGGTCATATGTAGAAAATGATCGTACATATTTAATTTTTTCATAACATCAATTGGTGGTGTTGATGTTGTACCACTCATATATAAATCATATCTATTAGTTTTAAATATTCTATCCCAAAATTCCTTTGTATGTTCTTTTTTGGTTTTTTCTTTATAATAATAATCAATTATATTTTCTTCAATATGATATGGATATCTAGATTGAATGCATGATATAATTTTTTTAACTGCTTCATCATTACCAGGACGATATAAATCTACATTAGTCCACGGTGTGATAGACACATTTAAATTATTTTCATAAACATATTTTACTAACAAATACATTAACAGTGCTGAATCAACACCACCTGAAATAGAAACCAAAATGTTTTTTCTATTTCTATCTTTTATTAGATTAAAATCATCTATCACTTTATTTTACTGAAGTTCTTATCTTTATAAAATTCAATCTTGTTTTCAAATTTTCCATCTAGAATCTCCCCCTTGTGAGAGATGACAAAAACATTCGAATCGTCAGGGAGAGTATATAGAATCTTAAGTAAATTCTCAACGCCGTCAGCATCAAGACTCGAGTCAAATGTTTCATCTAGAATTAATAAGTTAGTTGCAATAGAGTTTTTCATCTTAGCAACTTGGCGCCAAGTGAATAACAGTGAAAGGTCAATTCGTTGTTTCTCACCTTCTGAAAAGGATTCATAGGTAAACTCATCACGGTGACGTGATCGAATTGTTTCTTGAAATGATTCATCCAAATCAAAGTGAACAAAAAAGTCAAGGATTTGTAGGTATTGGTTTACCAACTTATTGATTGCTGGTAAATACTGCTTAATGATCTTAGTCTTAATACCAGTGTCCTTCAGCATTTCACTGATAACACCATTATAGGCTAGTTGGTCATTTAAATCAAGCTTACGTTCCATCAAAGCTTGTTTCTGCTCAATGTGTTGTTTTAGTTCATCTCTAGCATTCTGCAAATCCTCAACGGCAGTACCGGCAATTTCAGATTCAAGTTCTCTAATCTCACCCTGCAGTCTTGTAATCTCTTTTGTGTTGGACAATAGGTCTCTTTGCCATTCACGAACCTTAGTAAGTGTTTCATTGGCTGTGGTAAGAGAAGATTCAAGTAAAGTACTTTCATCATTGGCTTTATCCATTGCAACCTTAAGTTCTTTTGCTGTGGATTTTGCCGAATTAAGTTTTACTGTTCTTAGTTCTTCTGTAATATCCTGTGAACAAGTTGGGCAGGTATCATGTTCTTCATAGAACTTTGCATCCTTGGCTACAGTTGACATCCGTTGCTTAAACTGTGCCTGATACTGGATAATTGTTTGTTGCTTTGTAGTGAGTTTAGAGATTTCTCGTTCAATAGGCTCTTGCTCTTTTTCAATATCAGCAGTAATGGTTGTATTGGTTTCCATTAAAGCATTAATTGCATCTTGACTTGCACTAATCTTCTTCTTCTTTGCTTCAATATTAGCCTCAGTCAACACTTGGACATCTTTAATATATTTCTCGTGCGATTCAATACGAGTTTTAGAGATATCAACCTCATATGATACTTGACGAATGCTCTCCTTTAATGTATTAGTCTGTTCACGCAGTAACGTATTCATCTTAGAGAAGATATTAATATCAAGCAAATCCTCAATCACTTCACGTCTGTGTCCTGACTGTAATTGCATAAAAGGAATAAAGGAAGAAGACCCTAGAACCACAACTTGATGGAACGACTTATGGTTCAGTTTGAGGATGTTTTGTTCTAGGATCTTCTGATATTCTTTAGAGTGTGAGGATTGGTTAAGCATCTGCTCATTTTTCCAAATCTCAAACACACCAGGAGAGATACCCCTAACGATTTTAAAATTATTATTGCCTAGGGTAAACTCAACCTCGACGACACAATTCTTACCATTCACTGAGTTAACCAGTTGTGGTTTATTAATGTTCCGATGTGGTTTACCAAAGAGACCAAAGGAGATAGCATCCAACATTGTTGATTTACCAGCGCCATTTTGTCCAACAACCAGTGTGGATTTATTTCGAGTTAAATCAATCTCTGTGAAAGAATTTCCGGTTGAAAGAAAATTTTTCCATTTTACTTTAGTAAATCTAATCATGCAATTTCTAATGTTTGTGCTTCAACCATAAGTTCACTCATCTGCATCTTAATACGGCTCTTATCCAGTTCCGTATCAACTGCATCAACGTATGTGTTTAGCAACTCACCTGTATCCTCAAAAGAGATATTCTCATCATCAACGTTTTCGCCTACAAACTCATTAAAAGTTTCGGCAATCTTTAGCTCATGGATCTCGCGTCCCTGAATTCTATCTACAAACCTGTCAAAGATAAATGCATCCGATTTATTGACAACAATGATCTTAACAAACTTGTTGTCAAATTTTGACACGTCATATGTATTATAATCCATTTTGCTGTCATCGTAAACAACTTTTTCAAATAAAGTGTATGGATTGTTTACAGCAGTAAGTTCTCGTGTATCCGTATCAAGAATATGGAAATATTTTGGATCACCAGCATCGGACCAGAAATATTCCATCTGTGAACCAAAGTAATGAATATTATCTTTCTGTGACTTGGTATGGTAGTGACCTGATAGAACCATCTCAAAGCGTTTAAATAGCGATGGATCCATACCATCCGTTGCCTTGACCCCACGCATCAAATCAAAACCATTGAGTTCTAAGTGAGCACCAAGAATATCAGCATCACAACTACGGATAAACTCCATAGACTTTTCATAGTTATCTGCACAGATCCAAGGCATCAAACCAATCTTTAGTTTATCATATTCCATAACTTTTGGTTCCATAACAATATGAATCTCATTCATAAAGTGGCCAAAGAGTTCTTTCAATGAGTTAAGATTGTTTGTATTCTTATAGTACGTATCATGGTTACCTGGAATAATATCCATTTTAATACCATGTTTACGCAGAGGCTCAAGAAAATGTCTACGATTATGATGCATCGCTTTAAAGTTAATAAACTTACGATGGTCGTAGTAATCACCCAAATGGATAATCTGGGTGATATTATTTTCTAAAAGATATGGAAAGAAAACTTTACCATAAAAATCTTCATGGTTCTGTAAAAAAACATCGGACGAATTACGGATACCGCAGTGTGTATCATTCAGAAAGGCAATTTTCATTCTAAAAAGTCACTCAAATCAGAATCTTGGTTTTTATTCTTACGTTTCTTTTTCTCTTCTTTAGCGTATATTTTAATTTGGTTATCGGTTTCCCTAATACGACCAATACGCTGACGGATAGCTTCAACAATGTGTTCTGTTTGGACAAAGTCTTCTTCACCCGCACCCATAAGATCTTCAACATTAACCTTGGACAGGTAAGACATTTTAATGTCCTGTTGTTTTTTCTCTTTGGCAATCCTGCGAAGAAATGCATACCATACAATCTGTGTGAAGTAGGCAAATGCATTAGGTCTGCCAGTACGCGTTGCGGTTTCCAAATTATAATTCAGAATAGCTTTGAGGCAATTTTCAACTCCATCCATTACCATTTCCTCACGGTATGTGTAACGAATAAAGTTTGATTTGTGTGACAGACCCTCAGAAATACGCAGGAAACATTCTGCAATATAGTTAGGTACTATCGGAATTGGATTATTATCTTTCTCTGCTTCTCTTACCAAGGTCACATAATCAACCACGGATTGTGAGAATTGAGCATTATTTACATAATGAACATTTTCCTTTTTGGACATAGTTCACTCCTTTCATTGTGTCTATTATAACACGTATCATTACAAAAGTATATGTGCATTTTCTTAATTTAAGAAAGCATTCATTGATTTACAGCACTCCGAAAGTATGATATAATCCTAATACAATGGCACGGAGGCAGTGGTATACCCTTCTAATGGAAGTGTTTCTTTATTTCTGGATCAATGGTTTCACTATCCAATGCTTCCAACTGATCTTCGGTTACCGTAACTCTATTCTCAGCTACATCCAAAGCATCTTTTACCGCACCGGCATAATGTTCTATCATTTCATCTGATGGATATGCTTCTGCAATAATGTGTGAAGAATTAATTCTCTGTTCATTATCTTCTTGAAAGACCATGAAAGGTCTAAAATAATAATATTTTAAACCACGTTGTTGATCTTCTACATTTAGAATTTTAAATGCATTAACAACAATAAGATCACCATCTTCTGCCCAGGTGACTACCTCACAGATGATTTCATCATTGTTAGTAAGTTTAAGTTGTTTAACTTCCATCATCAATATTTATCTCGTATGTTTTATAATCAAAATTTTCATTCTGATACATTTTCAACCTTTCAGCTGAGTGTAACAAACAGAAATTCTTTCGAGACCTAATGGATAAATCATCCGTTATATCGAATAATTTTGTAACTCTACCATCATCAGATTTTCTTAGTCCACGTCCAATACTTTGAAGAACTCTAATCTGTGATTTGGATGGAGATGCAAATATAATATTATGTAGGTTCCTAATATTTATACCAGTAGAAAATGTACCCATGGATGCGACAATAATTGCATCTGTTTGTTTCTCTGTGATTTTACGAATTGCTTCTCTATCGGCAGTCTCTGTCTGACCTGAGACAAAAAATACTTTCCTATCTTCATGTGCCTTGGCTCTTATTATATCATAAAGAACCTTACCATGTTTCTCTACATACTGGAATAGCACCAATGTGTTACCTGTTTGATCTACTGCTAGGTTTCTAATGAGTGTATTTCTTTTCTCATTGGTAACGACAAAATCAATTTCATCTTGGTATGTTAACCCATTGCATGCTTCTCTACTTGTTTTACTATAGTTTAAAACAAGTCTGGTGATTGCCAATTTAGCAAGTGTATCATTATCTTGCAACGCACGTGTTGTGGTTACCTTAAATACACGGCCAAACAAACCTTGTAGGACTAATTCATGTGTGAGTGAACCATCCAATGTACCTGTGGTGCCAAATCGGTATTCTGCTTCGGTACACTTTTCCATAATCGTAGTAAGTGATTTGGATTTAAACCCATGGCATTCGTCACCAAACACAGCGCCAAATTGTGAGAACCAATCTAATGGAAACTTATAGATTGATTGCCATGTTGACACATATACCCTTGCTTCGGCATTCTTATCTCGGCCAGAGTAGATTCTATGTACTTCATTCTTAGCATCAAATGAATCATTAGTTGCATAGTCATTAAAATCACCATACATCTGCTCAACCAATGAGGTCGTAGGTACAATGACCAGGACTCTTTTATCAGAGTTGGCAAGAAACCAACGAAGCAATGTGTAGATAATTAATGATTTACCCGAGCCAGTGGGTGATACCAATATGCCTTTCTTTTTATGGATTGCATTGCATACAGCATCAAACTGATAATCTCTAATTGGAAATGGCAGATTAATACTTTGGACAAAATCCATTATATCCAAAGGCAGTACTTTATTTGCCGATTCTGGTGGCCCATAATCACTATCGTGTTGGTCTAATTCATACTCTCGTTGCTCACAAAATTTGAGTAAATGATAAAACAACCCACCTGGTAGTGTACCAGTGCGCGCATTATATAGACGGATTTTACCATCCCATACTCTATTCTTAAATGCTGGCATAAACTTATACCCCGGCACAAAGAATGAGAAATACTCATTTAATTCAGCGGCAATACCAGGGTCACATTGTAGGACCATGGTAGCATGATTTAACTTCCAGATTGAAATTTTTTCCATTCAATAATGTTCTTCACTGTTTGGTGTCGCCACTTAATATTTTCTATGATCTCATGTAAAGTATCTATAACGGTCTTATAATACTGGATTTTCTCTTCTGATTTCTGAATGTCTGGATCTGAATCATAATAATAATCCATCTCACCTTTCAAGACTTTTAAGCCGTTGAATGGATCCAATGCCCAGTCCTTTTCTTTAATTTCCTCTGGCGATAGCTTGCCATTATAGTATAACCACTTGTCTTTCAGTAGTTCTTTTTGCTTAAACTCTGAACGCTTAAGCATTAACTTATAG